CTCAAGTTCTAGGGAGTCCCATTCTTAGACAGAGAACAAAATTGCGACGTGTGGCTGGCGTCGGCTCCGTGAGGAGTGCTACTATAAGCCCCGGATGGAATATACGAGGTTCCGTTCGGTTATTCCCAAACCCTGTGCTTGCTGTTACGCTGAGGAGTTGGAGTACCTGCAGCGTACGCAAGTGGATTCGGAGGAAGAGCATCTGATCTATGAGTTACCTGTGCCTGGGCATTGTAACAGGTGCAAGCACAACTACGTCAAGAGGAACTATTACGATATCGCGTTTCTGCTGGTTGGGTTCACAATCGTTGCTTCTCATTTTTACTGCTACCGCTCTATTGCACTTGGCTGGGTTGCTTTTCTTTACCAGTACTTTCGACCCAGTCCTGATGAGCGTGTGGTTAGGATACCCATACCAGCTAAAACTGTCGGTACAGTTGAACGATCAGTACATGCTGCTTCTGTCGCTGCGAAGGGATCAGAGTTTCGGGCACATGGAACCTTCATACACCATCTCTCACTCATCGACTGTAGTGAGAAGCTGAAGCAGTCCCTCTGCATTTGGGCCCCTTCAGCTATGATGGCGTTCCTGGATAGTAAGGAAGGAGTTTCCCGCTCGTGGTCTGATGGCCGACCCGTCGTATGCACCGAACCACCAGAGACAACCGACACTCACTCAGGCAATCCGGATGTTGTCGGCGGTGAGATGAAGGGAACCAGACTCAAGGGAGATGAGTATGGTAAGGAGACGCGTGTTAAGACTAAGAGTGCTGAGGAAGGTGATGGTACTCTGGCATATCAGATTGGTCCAGACCTGATTCCCACTGAAGTTATGGCATCCACTGAGGGCAATCTGCAATGTGGTCTCGCCAAGAGGGTGGACCCCCTACCGTTTAGACCTAGTAAGAAGCTCATCAGACGTATTGATGCTACTGTCACCAGCATGCTCAAGTATGTCTTCACTCCTGAACGTATCAGGAAGTGGAGGGAGGAGCATCCTGAGTTTGACGAGTTTAAGTCCAAGAAGTGGGATTCTAGACGTTGGAGACATGGAGTGGAGGAGTGTTTGAGTGATACCCATGCTAAGATAGAGCAGGAGTTTCAGATCAAGCTGAATGAGGCTCTCCCTGCTAAGGACAAGGCTCCTCGACCCATTATCCAGTGTGGTGACAAGGCCCAGGTGATGATGCAGCTTCCTGTTAAGTGTTTTGAGGAGTTGCTGTTTGAGACGTTTGAGCAGGCTAGTATTAAGCACTGTCCTAAACATGAAGCTATGGGTCGTGTTGCCAAGCACTTGCGTCAGAAGGAGAGGTGTTCTGTCATTGAAGGTGATGGTTCTGCCTGGGACGCATGTTGCAATTTCAAGATTCGAGGTATGACTGAGAACCGTGTGGTACAGCACATTATTGAGATACTTGGTGAAGATCCGGAAGTACCCCGAACTTGGATGGAGGCTGTGTTGGCGGATATGCAGAAACCAGTGATTAAGGGTAAGGCTAAGGTTGAAGGCCGTAAGCTGGTCTCTCCTATCAGAGTGATGATCGATTCTATCCGCCAGTCTGGACATCGTGGAACCAGCTGTTTCAATTACTTCATCAACCTGGTTTGTTGGATTTGTGTACTCGCTGAGGACCCTGAAGAAGTGGTAAGGCGGTTTGTGCACAATCCTAATGAACCAGTGAAGTATAAGTCAGTCGTCGATGGTCAGTGGTACACCCTGAAGTTTGCTTTCGAGGGTGATGATTCAGTGTTGAGTACCACAGAGAAGGTTGATGGTGATGTTATCGAAACAAGCTGGACATCGCTAGGTTTCAGGATGAAGCTCGTGTACGTCTCTGACAAGATGACCTTTACTGGGTTTGACTTCTTGTGTGACGGACACGGACCTGTTGGAGCGTTCTGTCCTGAGATTCCTCGAAATATCGCGTCTTCGTCGTGGACCTGCTCCAATTTGGTTAAGCAGGATCCGAGTAAGGTAGGAGAAGTCGGTTTATCAGCTATGTATGCGCGAGCAGAGAATTTTAAGGACTGTGGTCCTCTCTGCAACTATTTTGCCCAGTTGGGCCTCGCGCATGCTAGGATTTCTGGTGATACAGGGCTGGGAGAAGACCAAGCTTGCCAGCTTGGTGTGCATGAGACTAATTCAGTAGTTCGTGAGTTGAAGCGTTTGGCCGCAGGCACTGATGTTTTGGACCACAAGATGCGTAAGCTGGTTAGGTCTGTTGTTCCTGATTGGACAGACTACTATGAGATGCAGTTGTTGAGTTGTGTGTTTGTGGACCCTCTGTGCACTGTCACTGCTAAGAATGTGCTTCCTCTGAGTCTCTGGGACCCAGAGAAGTACAAGACGGCCAGACGTTGAGTTTGCACAATTAGCGGCTTGTAATTAAATGGGATTTTGAAGGTAACCCTTAGGTTACTCCGGGACTCCCCCCCTCGTTTGTCCGCGAGGGGATTAGAAGACCGTGGGCACCATCATCGGAATTGGGTGTCATCTGATGCTGAGGGTAGGAGAGCACTCTATA